ATGGAACAAGTGAGTAAGCGGAGCTTAGTCTGTACAAGGCACTAGAAATGAACACGTTAGAAAGTGGTACGCATGTACACTATATAATCAAGTATATGTGTATCGCTTTTTAAACAAAAAAGCGCGAAAAATTTATAATTATTAACTACAAAAAATTAGACATGGCAATAGGAAATATAATAGGCGGATTAGGCGCACTAGGCGGCGCAATAATGGGCAACATGGGAAGACGACAACAACAGCGTGACACAAAGGAATTGATGCAAATACAACAATTCTACAATCAGCAAAATATGGAAAAGGCACAACAACAACAATTCGAAATGTGGCAAAAGACAAATTTTCCAGCACAAGTGGAAATGCTGAAAAACGCTGGTTTGAATGTAGGACTAATGTACGAGGGAGGAGGTGCAGGAGGAACAACAGGAGCAGGAAATATGACAAGCGCAGGACTAGGAAACGCACCAAATTACGATATAGCTGGAGACATGGCTAAAGGTGGAGCATTGGCACGAGAAGTAGCACAATTAGGACTACTAAAAGCACAAAGAGAAAATATTGAAGCTGATACACAACAAAAGCAAGAAACCACAAAAAGTACTGCCGAAGATGTAAAATATAAACAATTTGACAATGATGTAAGGGATTTCGTAGGGAAAGAAGCTACAGCGGAAGCCATAAAATGGGCAAATGATAGAATAGCACTTGCATTCGAAAAAGAAAATGCAGAGTGGGAAACACTGAAAGCCGCAGGTTATGAGGGAAAAGCATTTGACGATAAAGACAGTCCTGCGGCAAAAGCATTAGCGGCAGGATATGAAAAAGCAGAGGAAGACCTAATCAATGCAAGAACAAACAACGACATTAACGAAGCAAAAAAAATAGTAGCACAATTTGAGGCAAGAATGGCGCAAAACGGTATCCATCCAAATAGTCCCTGGTATGTAAAACTACTAGGAGACCTATTAGAAAAGGCAGGAATTGTGAAAATGATTGGAAAGGTAGGTAACTAAAATGTGTTTATATCCAAGATTAATAGACAACCCTAAATATAGGGCAAATAAAAAGAACGGCGGGAATATTCCTGCCGTTTCTGATAATAGAGTAAAACTAGTACCAATCGGATGCGGAGATTGCATAGAATGCAGAAAACAGAAAAGCCGAGAATGGCAAGTAAGACTATTAGAGGATTTAAGGCATAACAATAACGGAATATTTGTAGCACTAACATTCAGAACTGAAGACTATGTAGAACTGCACGAAGAAATGAAAAAAGAAAGTGGACTAGATGGCTACGACCTTGACAATCAAATAGCAAAAAAAGCCGTTAGGAGATTTTTAGAAAGGTGGCGCAAAAAACACAAAAAAAGCATTAGACACTGGTTAATCACAGAACTAGGACACGGAGAAACAGAACATATACATTTGCATGGCATTGTATGGATAGAACCAAAATACTATCTAAAAGAAAGTAAAACCGAAACTATAAAAGAACAACAACAAAATATAATAGCACAGTACTGGAAATATGGAGCAGTCTGGGTAGGCGATTATGTAAACGAGAAAACCATAAACTATATGACAAAATACGTCACAAAGGTAGACCAAGAACATAAATATTATAAAGCTATAATCCTAACAAGTCCAGGGATTGGAAGAGGATATACAAATCGATTAGACTTCAAACAAAATAAATATAATGGAACTAAAACAAAAGAATACTACAGAACGAGAAACGGATATAAAATAGCACTACCAATTTATTATAGAAACAAAATATATTCCGAAGAAGAAAGAGAGAAATTATGGCTACATAAATTAGATGAAGAAAAAAGATATGTATTAAACCAAGAAATCGATATAAGTAAAGGAGACGAAAACTACTGGCTAGCACTGAAAACAGCAAGACAAAAAAACAGCGAACTAGGATACGGAAGTGGGGAAATTGACTGGAATAGAAAAAACTATGAAAGGCAAAAAAGAAATCTAATACAGAAAAAACGCATAGAAGAAGCGAAGAAAATAGAAACAGAAAGCGCAATAAAATGGGGGAATAATGCCTTCGGCGGTGGTTTAGGGTAGGTAATTCGAAGATTGGGGAGACAGTGGTGGCAAGTGCCATACCTCCTACGTCGGTGTTCGCTTCGCTGCCGATGCAGGATAGTGCTATTATATATAGCTCACTGTATGACAATTCTATGACAAAACTAATGCAAAAAAGATATATATTTGTTTAACAAACAAAAGGAGGAAAAAAATGAATTTCACAGAGGACGAAAAAGATTTAATAAAAGAAGCATTAAGAAATTATTTGCAAAAATGCAAAGAAATATTTTTCAAAACAAAAGATAAATATGTAGAATATTATTTTAATGAAGAAATGAAAAAAACTTACACATTATTAAACAAAATAGACACACATGGAAGCACTATTGATAAGGAATTATAAAGAGGATAGAACAACAGGCACATTATACCTACTCGGTAGACACACAACACTAAAATTACACACGTTAGAACTACCAGATAGAAATAATCAAAGAAACATATCATGCATACCAAAAGGAAGATATATAGTCAACAAGTGGAAAAGTCCAAAGCATGGCGACTGCTATCTAATTAGCGGAGTACCTAATAGGACTATGATATTAATCCACAAGGGGAATTTCATAAATGAAACGCAAGGATGTATATTGGTAGGGATGACAACTGATGATAAAAATGTATATTTGTCAAAAAAAGCATTAGATATGATGCTCGCAAACACGGAACACTTTAATTTACATATTATTTAACTTAAAACTATGGAAAAACCAAAAAACAAAATCAACTGGAAAAACGTCTTGTTTGACGTACTAAAAATCACTATTGGAGCAGTAGCGGCGGCATTAGGAATTAACCTTTAAAATCACACGATGAATGAACAAAATAAGAGATGGATAACGGTCGATGAATATATCGACATTGAAACAGGCGAAATTATTACTAAAAGCCTATACGAAAGAAAATATTACATAATTAAAAAAGAACTAAAATACGAACACAATGGTAACTACGGAATTAAAAAACAACGAAAACTCTGTCGAGAACACAGACAACAACAACTCTGGTAAAATAGTTGACAGACAAGAAATCAAAGGAACAAACTTCACAGCTATAACACTAGACACGGAAGCAGGAGAACAAAGGTTCATTGCATGGGGAAATAACAGAATTACAAATTTCCTAACATTCGAAGAATTGAACGTAAAAGTACACGACCTAGAAAACGGGAAAGTAGATTGGGAAATTGTCGGAGCAATGGCGGCAATAATGGCAATAGAAATGAATAAAAATAACTAAAATTTATAAAAATGAGCATCAGAAAAACAATCGGAGGAGACCGCTTAGGTAGCGGCAAAAAAATGAAAGTAGACTTAAAAAGCTACGAAAGAAGTACACACGACTTAAGCCATGCTTGGCGAAGCACAATGGCGGCAGGAACATTAGTGCCATTCCTAAGTAAACCAATACTACCGGGGAGCACATGGGATATAGATTTAAACGTAGACGTGCGCACACATCCAACTATAGGACCACTATTCGGAAGTTATAAAGTCCAAATGGACCTTTTCTTAGTACCAATGAGATTGTATATTGCAAGACTACACAACAATGAGAGTGGTCTGGGCATGGACATGAAAAACGTACATATCCCTCAACTCGAATTATATAGTAACTGGAGAAAGGATAATTTCTTAAAAAATGGCGACAATTCACAGATAAATCCATCATCACTATTATCATATTTAGGAATTAGGGGAGTAGGAGTACCCGATGAACCAAGACGAGAAACTAATACAGTAGTATGGCGAACATTCAACGCTATACCTTATCTTGCATATTGGGAAATCTATAAAAACTACTATGCAAACCAACAGGAGGAAATAGGTGCTTACATAAACACACCAACACAAGCAGATATATTGCAGGCAATCGTATGGGAAACAGACCCATTAATAGACGGAGTACCTTTACCATATGGAAACACTGGAGGAGACCCTGTAAATGACTTTTATATGGACGTGCCAATAGGTGGGGGCGTAGGGATACTTTATAATAATGTAACCGAACCTGAAAAAGTAAATGTTAATGATATTTATCTATACATAGGCACTAATACAACACCATGGAGCGTAAGCGCAAGCGAATTGTTTACAGTAGAAAAAGTATACGATGATAACACAAACACACTTCAAGTAAACTACATAAACAACAGAACTAGAAGCTATCGTGTATGGTCTTATACACGTACTGATATTAAAGAAGGATTGCCAACAATCGATACATTTCCTTTAAAAAATATCGACCTAATGAAAAGGGAAATATTAACAAAGGATTACTCTAGTCCACTAATAATAGGAAGAAACTCTTTAGAGCCTTACAATCAAATATTATTAGAGGAAGAAGATAGGAGCAAACCTCAAAAAGCTGAATTTAATCAGCAATCCTTGGCACTAAAAACATACCAAAATGACATCTTCAACAATTGGATGAACACAGAGTGGATTGATGGCGAAAATGGTATAAACAGCATTACTGCAGTACAAATTGTAGATGATAAACTAGAGATACCAAGTCTAATCCTAGCAAGGAAAGTATTTAATGTACTTAACAGAATTGCACTATCAGGAGGAACATATGATGACTGGCTAGAAGTAACGTATGACCATCAAAGAGTAGGAAGATTTGAAAGTCCTGCATACATGGGAGGATTAATAAAAGAACTCGTATTCGAGGAAGTAATATCACAATCAGCAGGAGCATTCGAGGGAGAACAGCAACCATTAGGAACACTTGCAGGACAAGGAAGAATGTCATCAAAACACAAAGGTGGTAAAGTAGTCATCAAAACAGATGAACCTGCATATGTAATCGGCTTAATATCAATAACTCCAAGAATTGACTATTCACAGGGTAATGATTGGGATGTTAATCTAAAAAACATGGACGAACTCCATAAACCAGAATTAGATGCTATAGGCTTCCAAGATTTAATCACAGACCAAATGGCTTGGTTTGACACAATCCAAGACGAACCGCAAAATAAATTAATATTCAAATCAGCGGGGAAACAGCCTGCATGGATTAATTATCAAACAGCAGTCAATAAAACAAAAGGTAATTTTGCTGTAAATGGAAACCAAATGTGGATGACATTAAATAGAATGTATGAAATAGACCCAGATACATTAGGTATAAAAGATTTAACATCATACATAGACCCAGTTAAATACAACCATGTATTTGCACATACAACTAGGGATGCTCAAAACTTTTGGGTAAATGCAGGAATAGGAATAACAGCACGTCAGAAAATGTCTGCAAAGGTAATGCCTAACTTATAATAACTAAGTATTAACAGGGGGGAGGTAACTCCCCCATAATAAAAAAATTATGTACACAAATAAAAGAAACACAACAACATCCTTTAAAATAAATAATTCAACAGAGGGAGAAACAATTGAACAAAAAGTCGCAAGAGCATTAAACAATGGAGAGGGTATAACGGACAGCGCACAGGTAATATACACAGAAAGGCGGCATGGTGTATTACCAGAGTACAATATCAGAACAGATAGGTGGGAAATAGCAGTTGATGCAATGGACAAAATACAAAAAGAAAACACAGCAAAAAGAGAAGCAAATATTATTAAAATGAATACAAAAAATGAAGAAAATGGAACAAGTGAGTAAGCGGAGCTTAGTCTGTACAAGGCACTAGAAATGAACACGTTAGAAAGTGGTACGCATGTACACTATATAATCAAGTATATGTGTATCGCTTTTTAAACAAAAAAGC